GAGTATTATTCTACGCGCATTGAATGGTTCCACCAATCTCCCTTCTCTCATGTGTCGTCGGCCAAGACAGTACCATGGAGTTAGGCTTAGGTTGTGTGCTATGTACAAATATGCAGTGCACAGAAATATGTAATATGCAAACACTTCAATATGTATGCCAGGCTGCCACCTGGTGTGCATTATATGTTTTCGGTTTTATTGGACGGTAACAAGTTCTCTCGTTCCGATGCTTACGTTATGGATGAGGAAAGTCCAGCCACCAGCGGCAGTGGTTGCCGTACGGTAGTTAAGACTACCGGTGATCTGGCCTTCCTTGGCGTGTTCAAGTGTGGCGTATAATGAAATGACGCCATTGATAGAGCTATAGAACCCATACAACACAGTACCTGCACTCATCGCAATGTTATGTTGTGTACGTGTAAGTGTAGTGGATGTGTTAGCGTAGGATACTTGTACCTTTGCTACCTCTCCCCAATTTGCGGGGCCGGTCGGTACCACGCTGCGAGAGGGTATGAAGACCATTCTTAGAATAGCACCATCATCAAGAGTGATGAAAGACGCCGAAAGAACGATCGCATCGGTAGTTGCATTGACAGCTGAGTCATCGATGAATGCACCGATTGATCCATTAGATAGTGCAGCTGGTATGTTGGTGCTATGATAAGCGAAGAGTGGATCACGAAATTCAATTTCGTAATGCACCAACAAAATACCTGCTGTCACTGATGAGTCGCAGAAAGCATAAGCTTGCACCTCCTCAGAGATAGAGTCGTCCAAATCCATATCAATGAAAGGATCAACAACGCTCCACTCAGAGTTCATTGGTATCTCAATAGAAGCCCCTTGCCACAAAGGAGTGACAAGAGAGTTGTGTTGAGACAGAACCTTAGAGAGAAAATTGGAGGTAGCACCATTAAAGAATGGCTCCTTGACTGTTCTAGTGGAACAGAGTACCAATTGCCCCTGGGTTGATGTCGGGACACTTGGAACATACTCAATTACTACTCTCTTGAACCGATACTTTTCATACGTGCGTGCCAAGTTTCCTAATGTTGAACTTGAAAAGTAAGCGGGACTCAAGAGAATACTGCCACATGGCTCGTAGCTTGAGGTGTTAGAAACGTACAAATTGGTGCCATAATCCGATCCCATTATGGTAGCACCTGCGCCGTTTCGCTGGATTTGTGGTGGTCTTGAACGTATGACCTGACCCATTGCCGCTGGCACAGCGGTTGGGCGTGGAACAATAGATCGCTTGTTCGTCGTGTTTTTGTTGCTCGTTGTTTGTGTTCTCCGGGTGGTACTAGCACCTCTTAAAGAATTATTGTTTGTCATTGTGTTATAAAGCTGTGGTTTATTAGACCCACGTAGTAATGCTTGCGCTCCAACTGCTATTGCAGCCCCAGTTCGCAGGAGTCCGTTTCCAATGTTGTTTCTGTAGAAGTCAAGGTCAGCCTCATATAAGTCCTCCGACAACGCATACGCCGCATCATGGATGCGACACGTCTCATCAAACTCATCAGTTGCCTCAACATCAGAAATAACACTAGTCTGGAACTTACCCGCAGACCAGTAAGGACCACAGTAATTACCATGAAACATTTATCGGGAATACTTCGTTATTTAATAAATCATCCCCGATGATTGTGTCAAGTCGCTCAGTCTCTTCTGACGTGATGTGTAACTTATCGAAATAAGCTTCCACACAGCGCTGTAGATCTGGCAGAATGCCAAATGCCACATAGAAGGAATACCGAGCGTCTTGACTCACCGGGGTGAGCGTAGCCTCTTCTATCCCGTGTGTTCTCTCAAACATGGATGTGTTTTTGTATACACGTTGGTAGAATTCCGCAGAGTACTGCTTACCAGAACGCCTGAAAGCAGCATACATACTCTGGAAAATCGGTAACCCTACCGTTAAGACTCCATTTCCATCTCCTACCGCTTTTAACCACATCTCGTACTGCGACGAAACCATGACCGGCATGGTGCAAATTGTGTCTTTCCTGAAACAAGTAAACGGATTACGAACCATCCGCCATTGCTTGCCATCGAAGACAGGCTGCGTTTGACAAAACTCAATTTGTTCAAAAGCATCCACCGGAGTCTCCATCTTCAGGACGAATCCGGCCAATTCAAACCACATCGGTAGTTTGTCTAATATATGTAGTTGCGATCTCTCTAAGATTATGGAAAAATCATCGCCATTGTTACACAGTTCCATTTTGACTCCAAAAGTTCTCATAAACGAATAAATAACAGCACATACTATAATCACGTTGCCTAAGCTGGTATTGATATCACCAGAAGACCGTGTTCCTCTCATAAAGAAAGAAACATGTCCATCCTTAAAATAGGCACGTCCCTTATTCAGCAACTGCCACGACAACAGTCGTTTCAGTTTCCTAGATTTGAATATCCCGTTATAAACAGAATGTTCAAACTTCAGAGCGTCAATAGAGATATGCATATCAAGTTTTGTGATGTCACCAGCGACTGATACTGGGTCAACGAATTGATCCCATTTGGTTCGTATCACGTCAGCAGTTTCGTACACATTAAATCCCTTGATTACAGTGGCTTTGGCTCGCGACTTGAACAGACGATTAATCGCAGCGTATACTGGTTTTTCTAGTTTCTTTAGATATCTCGCTAATTCCAGTGTATACCTCGTCGAACGAGGGTTAATAATACGCGGAGCCTTGTTAATATTTGTTTTCTCAAACTTAATGAAAGTCTTTAGATGAGAGTCCACCTTCACTAGTGGGTCCACCATTAGTGACTCCATAGCGGCTTGATAGATGCGTCGCTTCTGACCAGTGTACATTTCAACCACATCACTGCGGGAATACACGTGGGCATAATGCTTCACTTTCTTGATCAATCCGTTTCTGAAATCATCTAACATGATCAGCTTGTAAAATTCTTTGTCCGGAAGGATCGGCTTCGTTAGGACTCCGTCGACCTTCAAATTTAAGTACCTTTCCGTGAGCGCAATACAAGCATTGCGAAGTGTGTTGTTGAATACACCGAACTCTGAACCTCCGACAAGGTTAGGAAGAGCCCGATATACTCGGGGGACGGGCATGTCATCGTAGGGGGTTACACGTAGCCTCTTATCAACTGTTCCCCATGAACAGTCGACACCGTGCAACCTTACGGGACCCCATCATTGCCGTGCGTAAACCGTTGGCTTTACGCTTTCTGATTCGAAATAAAGCTGTACGGCATAATGTACGTTTAAGTGTATGTCAGCAGTTCTCCAATTATATTCTCTCAATTTCTTCATGAGATGTTGTGCGCATAAGCGCTCGTTAGCCTCTGTAGGTGCTAACCTGTAATATTTGGACCTTAAAAGGTTTACCATGCTGACTACCGCGTAACATACCACGCGTTTGCGACGCCTCCACGGTCGTCGCGAGGCACAATCGAGTCTAGCACGATCACTGACTGTCGGGTCAGTGTCCGTGCAATCACTAGAACAAATACTCAACTCGGAAGTCTCAACTTGTGTTGATTGCTCAACTAGTTTAGGCTTAGGTGGCGATTGCTCACTACCGGCCTTTTTCTTTCCGGATTTCTTAGACTCTTTACGTGCCTTTGAAGCATCATTCGATGTGCCTACACCGTCAACTTCTTTCGTATCCACAGTACTAACACATGAATCGTCCAGCGCAGCCTGATATAAATCAGCCTCCGACATGGAGTCAAGTAGTGCGTACCGTGAATAGGCAGTGGCCATTTTGCTTTGGATTCGAGACGATATGTCCAACGCTTTTGTGATATCATAAAATTCGCAGTCGTCATCCAACATCGCACGACAGCGTCTTTTAGTCACTCTCTCGAATTCCCAATCAGCAATTTCCTCATCATATTTCCCAAGACAGAACCACGAGCCCAGTTCCTTGAACCACTTCTGTACTCGCTCGCTAAACGTCAACTCAGCCCCAATTTCTGGCAGGAAATTGCGGTTGACGACGTTTAGGGTTCGCCCTTGATCCGCTTCTATTAGTAGATTCATCTTAGTCTGTAGCGTTGATTAGCGGGAGGAGGCCTGTAGCAGTAAAAATAGCTTCTAATTAATTAGAAACTCAAAA